AACTGCGATAGTGCGGACGAGTTTGCTCTCTACTTTTGCGAAACCGTCGAGCCTTATTGCGTCACGCGAGCAGTCATGTCACCAGAGTCCGCAATGATTGGTAAACTCAAATGGGCCTATGCTCAAACGCGCTGGGCTGAGTGCCTGCAATCTGGCAAGTGGGACGAGTACCTGCCACCGGGCTCGACTCACGTGGTGCAAGCGAAACCGTGGGATATTGAGCGAGCAGTGGCAAGATTCGGTGGCGAGCCATTGCCGAAAGGAGAGTCGTTTTTATGAACGAATCGTTCCTAGCAGAACAGCACCGCGAGTGTTGGGGAGCTCTCGATTTCCTGGACGAACACATGCAGCCGACAACCAGGCAGGTCGTGATTGAATCGGTTGGAACCGGGAAGCCTCCGGGTGGGGGGGACGAACGCAAATACTTTATTTGCAAGGGTGACAAGCGCAAAATGTTTCTCAAGAACAGCGCTCGAATCTTCATCGCCTACAAATTGGGCACGAAGGCGAACAAGGACATCGTTGGTTGCGCGCTGAAAATCACGGTACAAATGGCGCAAAGTCCCAAAGGCGGTAAAGTTTTTTCAATGACTGTCGTCGATGCTGTGTACCCAAAGAGTCGTCAGCAAGCTGCGCAGTCACCAGCAGACAGCCAAAAACAACGTGAAACGGGAGAAGACTGATGAGCGAATCGAAGAAGCAAGAAGTGTTGAATCAATTACAGAGCGCCGTAATATTGACGCAGCAACATGACTGGTTACGGGCGTCTATTGAGGCCTTGAAAGCTGCAGCAACGCTCATTGTGTTAGAGATGACGCGTGCCGAACTGCTGGGTGAGGCAATCCGCAAGACCGTTGGTTGCCCTGGGAGAGACTAAGAGCGCGTCAGCAATCAATCCTCACTGACAGTTGATGCGTTCCAACGCCCCGGGTTTATTGAAGGACTCGGGGCGTTGTTTTATTTGGTGACCACTAGTGGGGCAGGGTTCATTTCAGCACGCGCTTCATTCCATCCAATTTTTGCGCCTTCGCGTGCGGATGCGAATGATATTTCTGCAGTTGACTTTTGCGACTTGCGAACTTCGTCTTTTGCTGCATCGACAGCTACTTTGGCTGCCACTGCTGCTGCTGCCTCGGTCGTGCTGCGAGTCATCCATCCTCCCGCTAGAGATAGACATCCTCCGACCAGGATTCCTACTAGCACCATCACTCTATTGTCGCGCCTGCGCATGCCATGCAACTCAGCCACGCCAATTGACGCGGTGCCCGACATTTCAAGAGCTGCGCAACGTTGCTCGGGATGAGGGCACAGACCTTTCGTGACCATGCCCAGGTGAATTGCCTGCACAACATCGAATGTCTTGTGTTGGATACTGCTTTGCCGATTGATCGCTCCAACAATCTCGTTGTGCGTGGCATTGGGCGGCAGAAGACTATGGCCATCTGGTGGAGTTAGCTCGGTTGGGTCGGTATGAGTCATAATGTCAATTCCTCGAATAGTTTGACCGGGTCAACCCAGTGCTGCAACGGTCGTCCGTAATTCCACGACCACATGCCAGTCCCCATGGTGATCGCATTGTTCGTTCTCCCCCCACCAGCGTGCTCGATTTGCCGCAATGAATTCGGTTCGCTCAAACAGAATTCGACGTGGTCGTTGTTCTTGCCGTCATTCGCATAGTGCATCAGAGCGCCAGGTGGTGGGCACTCGATGGTCGATGTTGCGCGCACTAGAGCACCGTAGTCTCGTGCAATCTGCAGCACCCAAGCCATCGCCATTCCAATCTTGTACGGTCCAAGCAGCAGCTCGTGATTGACACCGCACGCGCGCCAAATGCCCAGTGCGAACATGGCACAATTCGTTGGAATTAGTACGTCCTGCGCAGGATCGTCGCCTGGAAAGCACACGAGTTGTGCTAGCTCGTCACGTCGATTTGACAGCGAGCACCCGACAAAACTGCGAACGGTGGCAGTGAGATTGGTCATGCCGGATACTGCCCCGCGGCTTCCATGGCAGTCAGAAATTGCACACCGAGATAAGTCGATGGGTCTAAGAAAGTAGCCGTATACCCACCAGGGCCTGAGCTTGTCTTGGTATAAGCCGGGTACCGTCCTGTTGTGTTTGAGAATGTTACGGCTCCCGCCACGGAGTGAGCATCAGATGCCGCCCAAATTCCGTCGCCTGCTTGCCATGTGGCATATGGCGCGTTCACATTTATTCTGCAAAACCCATATTGGTTCCCGTTGACGACACAGCCAATTGAGTTGAAGTCACTCGAAATCCGCAAGGGGTGCGGCGGGACACTCACAGTCCCTAGCGTCTCAAAATAAATTCCGAATCCTGACGTGACGTTGCGATTCCACGTTATCTGTCCGTAATTGTGCGTTCCTGTGCAATCGATATTGATGCACACGGATTCATTGACAACGGTACCTAAGCGGACAAATGTATTGTCCTCGCCAGTGAAGATCATCGGATCGTTTATGCTACTGGAGTTATTTAGGTCTATATACCCACGCCCCGAACTAGCTTGAGCGCCACCTGTGACACAGAGGCAGTTGTGCATTTCAAGTTTCGCAACAGTCCTGGCGGTCAGAATCAGTCCCGGCGAATAGTCGCCTAAGGCGTATACGCGGGCGCGATTGAATACGTATTTGCCGCCTTCAATCACTTCCTCGACGGCGGGAAGCAACCGCTCCACCAGCAGATCATTTACGACGCATGACGGCGGGAAGACCGGTAAGGTCTGCGCTATAGTGTTGCCAGCTAAATACGCACAATATAGCTGGTCAAGAGCACACGGGCCAAGCGGCACGGTGCCCAGCTGAAGTTCTAACAGAATGCCAGACTCGTCTTTTATCACGCCGGCTGTTGGCTGACCAATGCAGGCGCAATTGACATAATTGAAGAGAACTGGTTCGGCATCATTACCCACGCGCGCCCCAACGAAATGAGATAAGTATTCGGTCGCGCTAGCTTGCTGACATTTCCAACTAATGCAATTCGTAAACGTGCCCCCGAAGCCGCCAAAGTTATGCTTGCGGCCGAAGTGCGCGTCGCAGTTCGTCCAACTGACGGCATCCTCAGCGGCGGACATGCCGCCCCCTCCGGAATGATGCGATTGACAACTAATAACGCCGACGTTTGCAGTGCAACCGCGACCGATGATTCCGCGAAATGTACATGCCCCTAGCGACCGGATAGCAAGCTCTCCAGTGCATACTTCATAAATGTGGCCGTCAGTGTTCGGATTAGTAGCTGCCGCTGGCCGCAGGTACACAACGACGTCAGATCCCGTTGGGCTAAATGATCCAACGATCGCGAACGAGCCCGGTGTCGTGCGCACAGTAGCCAAGTCCGCGACCCACTGCATTAGATTGCCGTCCACAATACAGTGGGGCTGTCCCACAGTCTCAGGCTCAATTGCAGCAATACCGTGGACTGTAGTTGTCCACGCCCCACTGCCTGCATCAGTCCAGGTGAGTCCTGTTACAAATTGATTGAACACTGGACGGTGTCCAGCACCGCAATCGTACACCGCAAATGTCTTATACTCGTCGCCAAACGCTGTAGTGAATATTGATCTACGTTCCAGACAATAATTCGTGCCAGCTACGGGCGCTGGCAGCGTGAGCTTAGGCGCCTTGAGACTGAGTCCGCCGTTACTGTCGTTGCCACTCGTCGAGTAGTATTCGCAGCTAGTGGGGAACGTTAGCGTACTGACTCCGGTCGTTGTTGTAATCGCATGCACTTCTGTCACGCCGGCAACAGTCGTTGTGACGGTGCCAGTAAATGCGCCCGCTGCGACAGTGCCTTGAATGTGCACCGAGTAAGCGCCATAGGTCAAAGTCGAATCAAATACGCCACCAATCAGTGTTCCCATACCAGTTGCTGGTACGTCATGCGTCCCGACGTGACGCTCGTCACACCACGTCACCGCCACTACACCGTCGCCTTTGATCGTGAGCTCAAACAGCTGCATCGCTAGGTCTGGCTCGGGTGGCGTAACGTATCCGCCGCCGCCACTGAGCACCGCATATTCCGGGAATGGGACGCCGCACCCGGTTCGGCTGGTCTGCCTCATGTAGCCAGCAAAAAATTGCGACGCTATCAACGAGTAAAACTCAGCCTCAATCTCCGCCCGCATATTGTTCAATGCTCCGGCACTGAGTACGGCCGTAACTGGACTGTTCTGTGAGTGAACGGCTGGACTTGTGCCCTCGATGCCTCGTGTGATGGTCCAGGTGGTGCCAGCCATCGCAGTCACCAAGATCAGCTCTAGGCCGATTCTAATGCGAAACTGAGGAGCCGTCGGGAAGTTGGCGGTCGAAGCGACTGTCAGCGTCGCATCACTCGCGCCGATGCCAGCCGCCAGCACTGTCCTAGCCTGATTCGCAAAGCGTTCTGTGGTCATAGTAGGATATCCAATGGCGCATCGAGTGCGCCTTTAAAGATTGTGGACGCGACGAATGCGCCCTCTTTGATCGCGAGGGTAAAGACCTTGACTACTTGATCGCCCGTGTCGAACTGCACCGAATTAGAAACCTGTGTCAACTCGTCAGGCGTGCCCCCGGAAATGTACGCGTAACTGGTCGAGTCATCTGTGAACGACGTTCGACCATCGGCACCCAGAATCACCGAACCTGCTACTAGATCCCATGTTGACGAATCGATGGATGTTGCTCCAAGCCGCGTCATTTCAGCTTGCCAATCGTACGCAAATCGAATGTTGTCGCCGGCTGTTTTTTTGTAGTGTGATGGGTTCATCTGGGCGCCTCGAATCGATTGGTATCTATACCAGTGCGGGAAAAATTGAATCACCGTCAGTTGCCATCATGGATTCCGCGTGCTCAAACGAGATGTAGAAATAGCCATCTTTGCCCCACGATGGACCCCATGAGTTTGCGAACTTGAGGAGTCGCGCTTCCATATCGCATCCAACGCACTCGATGCAATGGCCACCACGGACCGCTCCAGTGGGCTTCACGAGTCCGTTATCGTCTGGATCATCGTAACCCTCGTACCAATCCCAGCCAACGTCACCGGGTCCAGTCTGCAGAGCGGTCAGGATATCGGTGAGTGAGAACGCGTTGGCGAAGCTCTTGACGAGTCCGAGTTGTCGGCACGCGTTCCAAGCGCTCGTAGTATCGGTTCCGGTGTCGTCGGGTGGATACGTGCCATCAATCGAGTCCAGCGTCGTTGCCAGCTCGTAGATTTTCAGCGCATCAGCTTCGGTGAACTGATGCGTGAATGGACCAGTGGAGAGTACGCCAGCGGCACCGTTGCCCTCGCATGAGCCAATTTCACCTTGATCGAATATTGGTACATTGCGTTTCCATTCGATGGTGCGCAGCGCAGAGCGAGGCAACGAACGAACGCCGTGCTGCTCTCTCCTCGGGTCAATCGATACATGACGCCCCAGTCGCTTGCCGGGTACGATGATCTCAGGTTGCAGTCTGACTAATTGGTTCATGGGTATCTCGACACGATATTGGGATCAGCGCACATTTTGGTTGCTAGAGTTTTGATTGTGATACCCTGCTGAGCTGCAACATTTTTGAGCGCTGCGTCTTTGGATAGCGCAGCAATGCAGTTGGCTGTGTTGCCGGGAAAAGCGCTCGAACCGCCCGTGGTAGCCTTGCCACCGGTTGCCAGCGCTCCACCGGTGCCAGGTGAGCCACCGGTTGATACTGAGCCGCCAATGCCAGCAGCACCGCCCGTGTGCGGTTGCACTGCCGAGCACGCGTAGGACTGAGTGCCAACCATTACAGACACCGCAACGCCTGAGCTAGTAGCCGTGGCTCCACCGGTCGAGCCGCAAGCAAATGTGAGTAGCGTACTCAATGTGGCGCGTAGAAATTGGTTCACTTGATCACCTTGCGTTGTTCAACGATTGTGTATGTGTTCTCTGGATGCAGCGCGGATTGCTTCGCTTGCTCCGTTTGAATCGTGCTCAGTCCTGCGCAGAACAGAGTGTCAGCCTGCAACGGGTTAAGTTTGAATGTTTGCTCTAGGCAATACGGAAACTGATCGCCATTGCTTGCCGTCGCTGCCACTAGTTGCGTCGAGGAGCACCCGGCAAGCAATACGATAGACGCTAACGTGACCAACGTTGCCTTGGTTGCGGTCGTTGCGTTCTTACCGTTGCCGGTGACATCGAAGTCTTTCATTACTAGCCCGAGAGCCATAACGACAATGCACATTGCTACCTGTAGCCATTGAATTGGCGTACCGTTTTGGTACGCTGTGAGAGTTGTTTGAAGAATACCCAACGTTCCGAGAACGATGGCGCCTAGTGTTGTTTTCCAATTGATCATAACGCTTTCTTTCCTTCAGCTGGCGTAGTTTCCGCCGCTATCGATGTCGATGAATAGAACCACGTCACTAGCGTTCGCTGCTGCAGGGCTTTGATATACGCTTATTTGTATGGTGCCGTTATTGGTACCAGTTAGTAGTACGTTACAAAAGTATCCGGCGCTTCCTGAGCCCGAGTTCAGATCTTGAATCATTTCTAATCCTCCCTGCAGTGCCCAAGTTCCACCTACCCGTAGGTTATAGATCAGCTGCTTTTGTATTCGCTCACGCATGCTGTTCGATACAGAATCCATCCACTGCGATCGAATGGTGATAGTAGCCATCGTGTACCAGGTGGCGGAGTTTGGAATAACAGTATCACCTTTCCAAACTGATTCGGGAAACGCAATAATCGTCGGAGTTTCACTCAGTACACGAGCGAGCTGTATGTGATACTTCTGCGCGCGATGCGTGCCTGTCTTCGCCGTCACGAGACTAGGGTCGGTCCACGTGAGGTTACCACTATCGTCCGACTCAGCGATAAATCCCGTATGCGCACCCGTTCTCACGCGTAACGTCGGAGTGTCTACGTTTGCGGTCGGAGCAGTGGTTCCAAAACCAACGTAGCCCCCATTTGGTTGCATCAGTATGCTGTACGCTGTCGCTGTTCCGTCGCTTCGTTGGGCTTGGATGAACGAGATTCCTGTGCCCTGAACGCCAAACAACAGCCCATAGTTTCCTGCACCGCCGTCGTTTAGGAGCGCGAATTTCCCGCCGTTAGCGCCCAAGGTTGGAATAACGTCGCCAGTTCCTACGATGGACAATTGATTACCCGGAGCCGTGGTGCCAACTCCGACGCGGCCAGTGTTTTCGTGGATTGACGAGTCACCTAGTGAGTTAGTGCCAGTGAATTTCGCTAGTGTACCAGTTGTGCCCGTCGCATTTGCGGAACCCGCTGGGCCCGTAGCACCAGTGGCACCAGATGGACCTTGCGTGGCATTTGAGAATAGGATGAAGGCGAGCGAATTTGTATCAACGACGTCGCTTCCCGATGCATTGCTACAGACCCATCCGGTTGCCGCGTTTACGGTTCCGCCAGTCGAGAAGAAATAAGAACCTGCTGCACCGTAGCCAGTCGTGAAATCGGCGGGTCTAGTCCAGGCGCCGGAATGCACCAACCAGCAGCCATTTTGAGACGCGGTGCTCTGTCCAATCAGCAGCACACGCATGCTATCGGTTCCAAGCGATACTCCGTCAACAGTGGTACTCAGGCCGCTCCGTGTTGCAATGTTGGTCGTAGACACGGCAGACACTGACACATGTGGCTTGAGACCAACTGAGACACTGTCTACGTAGTGCTTGTTTGCTGGATCGGTGGGGTTTACCGGATCCGGGATGGTCGCTCCAACACGGACAAATGAGAGTGAGCCAAAGCCTACGATGTCAGATCCAGAATTTGGGTTGTTGGTACAAATCCAAATCGACGCTGAGTAAGTGGAACCCTGCTCAACAAATATTCCAACACCTCCGACACTGCCAGAAAAATTGGACGGGCGTGCCCATGCTCCCGTCTCAAACAGCCACAGCCCATTCTGTGTCGCATCCGTTTGCGCGACACAGAGAACAGCTGCTCCTAGGTACCCCGCTACGCCATCGATAGTCGGTACGCCTGACATTGATGCGACGTTAGTCGTCGCGACGACTAACGCATTGAGCCCTGATCCGGCTGGACCTGTAGCACCTTGCGGACCAGTTGCACCCGTTGGTCCTGTAGATCCTTGCTGACCAACTGATCCAGTTACTGTGATCGTGTGTGTGCCCGAGGCCGGATCGTACGCTACGCTCGCACCAACAAGATTGAGAGTCTCGACCTCCGGAGGCACTGGAATACCTCCTGATTCGATGTTGATCGAACCCGAAGTTCCAGCTAATTCTTCGTCAAGATAGCTCATATTCCTGCTCCAAAATGAACGATGCTAGCCCACTGTTGGTTTTGCGTTCCCGTTGTGCCATCATTGGGCCAATCATAATGAAGCGTTGGATCGATTGCTGGTGATCCGTTGCTTGCGTTGCACGGGCTGTAAATCGTCACGTTGGATAGGGTAGCGGACCAAGCCCACAGACTCATCGAGATAGCACCGGATGCAACTGCTGTGTGCAGTACCGACATTTGGAACACAAATGGCACCGCAGTCCCAGCAGTATTGGCAATCGACTCAAAAACTTGATTATAAGTTTTGCTGCCGATCTGAACTCGCACATAGGTCAATGACAGGACAGTATCGACCGACACTAAGTTTATGGGACTGATATTGATGAGCAACCGATCACCAGCCGTAACAGTTGGACCAGCAAGCACTAGAGCAGATCCATCCAGGTCGTACACTTGTCGTGGAGTGTTGGCTACGGTTTGCGGGGATGGACCAATGTGCGTGTTGTCTGAGATACTTTTGCGCAGCCCAACGTAGAACCCCCTCACGGGCAAAGAATTGGTCAACCGAGCATTGAGATTTGCGGTTCTGTCGGCAAGGTCTTGAAAGCCGCCGACTTCCGTCGTTGCGTTGCGTTGCGAAGAACCGTCGGGTGCCCTGACTTGAGTCGGGTAGTTTGCGGGGTTGTCGGTAAGCAGATCGAAAGTACTCATGGTTCACACCGTCCAGTAGACGTAGGAGGGGTCGCGCTCGGCAGGTAGTTGCCAATTTCCGGTCGGGTTAATCGAGTCGAAAGCAGTGGTGTCCAGCGGGTCGCCAACCTCGACTGGTAGTTCTGCGGCTGGCGCATCGTCGAAGCACAGAATCACCTGTTGCGGATCGGCGTTAGGTGGCGACCAATTACGAACGATGGATAGAATTGCCTGGGCCGTGCTGAATGAACAGGTCGATCCGTAGGTAGGTATTGGGTCCGGTGTTGGGCTCGATGCTTGGTACGGGTCGAGTACAGTTCCCGTTGCCGTGTTGTCGGTGGTATTGTAATCAGTCCAAACACCGGCGTCAGTCCAGAGTCCATCGCGAGTCCACGGATGCCCGAACAGCAACACCCAGAACCGGCTCTTAGCGTCGAATGCAGATCCGCTGGGCTGTGGTCCCCAATCCCAATTGGATGGAGTCTGGTCGATGCTAGCCGTGCCTACGGGTGCTCCACTGAGGTAATCTCCGTTGTACAGATATCCGCCTGCAGCCAATGTGTATCGGGTTGCCGGCGACGTCGAAGTTCCATCGCCACAAATAATTCGCACCACCACGGGATACCCCTGCAGCAGAGCCTGCAATTGCTCCATAAGCACCCACGCGGAACCTTTACGGCGATTCGCTTGACGCCAGAACCACAGACGTTGAGCGTACTGCTGCGATGTCTCGAGAAATCCCCTTGGAATTCTGCGTTGCTGCCCGAGTAGATTCAGCGAGTAATCGTCGCCGAACCCAGGGAACGACGCGTTGAGTCCAGCGATGAGCGCGTCACCTTGCGCATCGAGTAGAGCGCCGTAGCAGGTCAGGAGTTTGTACCCATTCCCGCACTTCTTCGGATCGAGTGAAGCATTTCCAAGCAACCAACGTGGAGCTATCCCAAGCAATGTATCGCGCCAGGTGGGCGTTTGAGCTCCGCGCTTTATGCCTCGCGCATTGCGGCCAATGTTGAATAGGAGTGAGCCAGACATTAGGTCCTCACCACAGTAGCGTTCGTTGTGCCTTTGACCGCTTGCGTCGTTGCGCCTACCGATATGTCCCCAGTCCCGGAGCTCGTTGACACAGTGACCTTGATGACTGGATTGACAATGTTTGCTAGGTTTTGCGTGGCGTCCTGAATCGCGCTCTTGATGGAGTCGATGAAGATCCACCTAGTACCGGACAGGTGGTCACCATCAATCAGTGCGGTCGGTATTACGTAGCCGCCAATCGGGTATGAGGCGAACAACTCATCCAGTGACGTTTCGATGTAGCCTTTGATTTGATCGTCACTCAACGAAGAGGTGGCATCAACGTAAGCAGTGTACGTGATTGCAACGACTGCTTGCACGACTACCTGTAGCACGGCGGTTACTCCGAGCGGTACGACCATCGTCTGAATAGCTACATTGAGACGACCGAGCGGTGTTGTGATGTCGTTCAGGTCACCAGGAACAACGCCACCCGAAGGCGATTCGACAACCAACGTCACCGGGTTACCGGAAACTACTCGGCACTTGCCGCAAATGAGCGAACCGTCTGCATTGGTTGCCGCGAGTGCCACGACTTCGTACGCTTCGTTAGGTCCATTGGGAGAAATGGCGGCTGTGCTTTTCTCGGCGCGATTGACTAGTCTCTGATCGCTCTCGTCATCTACACCCAGCAGCGTCGAAGTTACCGTGACCGATAGACCAGTGATTGCAGGGGACAGCGTGACAGTGGCACCAGCTGGAAGTGTCGAGGCAAAACCAACCTGGTCCGCTTCAATGGCGCTAGACGTTGAAGCGCTTGGAGCAACCGTAAATGTCGCCGTGTTGTGATACGTGTATTTTGACGTACTCTGGTCACTGTTCGTTTTGGTGTAAGTGATCGTTAGATCTTCGGGGTCTAGCGTAATGCTGCTTGTGGATGCATTGACGAATGTGACGTTTCCGGCAGCTGGCTGGGCTAGACTTCGAGTCGTTCCCCAATCGAACTTGGCAACAGCACTTAGCCAGTCACCAGATGATTCTTGCAGGAACTTCAGCTTGATTGCATTGCTTGCCCATTGCGTATAGGCAGCATTCCAAACTGACAGAGCCGCGGTAAGAGTTCGTATCGGTGAACCAACCTTCCACGTCGTAGTGTCGAGGCCAACACGCGTCATCAGCATGTACAGCGTATTTTTGACTGAACTTGCCTGAATGGGCGCGATCAGATCAGTGAAGCTAAGCATGCTGTTGCGCCTCAGTATTCATGGCGGTTATGAGTAGACCTGCATCGGTCAGACTCATGGTGAGCGAGTAGGGTCCTAGTGACGTAGTTCCACCTAGGTCGATGATCAATCCATCAGGGCTGGTCGTTTGAGTGATCTTGCAGATACAAGTCAGGTTTCGATCGTCCATGAGTATCTGTTTCTGGATCGCACTCTGGTAGGTAGTGACATCTGTCGGTGTCATTCCCTTTTGGAGCAATTCCTGAATGTCGAACCCGTAGTCCGCTGGCTCGTCAATGAGGTCAAGGAATCCGAGCGGTGTGTTGATGCGCCGATAGTTGGCAGCAACTACGCTCAGTGTGCTGTTCGGGTCGTCCATCTCAGTCATTGAGATATCGTCGAAGCAAGCAACGTCGGAGCCGTACCCTAGGTTTCCCGTGGGAGCCGCCACCTGTTGGCTCAGTCCGGTTGCAACGGTTCCGGTGATGTCCGCATCGAACACAGGCGTCGAACCATCGGGTAGCACGCCTCCGTTCAGGTACACGTCTATGGAGTCGAGAATTTCTTTCATGGCGACACCCTGAACACGCCACCCATGGCGGTCCATGTTGCGCTGACCGAGGTGCCTAAGATAATCGCATTGGCATGACTAACGCCAGAACCGTCCGGGAATCCTCCGGCAAGTTGCGCAGTAATAGCCGCACCCATGGCAGTAACGGGGCCGTCCCAAGCGTATGCAAACACGCCACCCGACGCGAGCAGCGTTTGAAAATCGAGCATCAGTTGTATCGATGCCTTCAGAGCAGCAACGACAGCAACCATGATATTGATTTGAACTTCAATGGTGGGCGGCTGAATTCCGAGCGCGAGCGCCGCCTGAAGTGACGCGATGATCTGCTGACACAACTCAATCTGCGCAGCAAATGAGATTGATACTGATGGCTTCCAATTAGCGAGCGCTGCGAGTTGCGACTCGAGCCCAGCGAGTCCAACACCCAACGCGGTAACTACTCCGGGGAGTCCAACCGTCAAACTTTCTTCACCAACAAATGTCAAAGTGCTCATCTGACGGCACCCGCTTTGGTTGACCCTGATACGATTACGCCTGGGGCTGTTGGGCTTGACCAAATGACGATACCGGTGGCGGGGTTTCCTCCAATCGTTCCGACGAACGTTGCGGGGGCTAGCACGGTTGTGACATTGTCCCCTTGCGTTGCTATGTTGGCAGCAGCCAACGCGTCACCAGGTCCACCACCGAGCGTAATTCGTTTTGGTGCAAAGAACTGGTCTCTCGTGTCGCTCACTGGACAGACTGCTGGCAGGTCTGGATCGCCCTCGAGGAACTCAAGCAGCACAACGGAACCCGGTGACAACTCGGAATAGATTCCAGCGGGCGCGAAGTTTGGCACCATGCGCACGGGGGCTTTATCGGACAACGCGAGCAGGTTCAAACGGCCGTCACCGCTCTGGCTGTCCACGCGGTAACGCCACTTCACATATAACTTTGGGTCGATGATTTTCTCGACGTGCTGCTTGATGAGTTCTGCGAGTCGGTTGGAACCGGTGAATGGAACCGGGCTGAGCCATGCGCTGACTACGATGCTTGAGCCCTCTGCGGTCAACGTGAATTCACGGACCGTCAGTGTGCCGGTGAATCGAGTGTCGTTGAGTTGCGAGCCAATCTGGATAACGTTCGGATCTTCAATCGCAATGGTGGCAAACTGGTTGCTCGGGTTCCATTCTACGACGTGATAGAGCTTGGAGTCAGGAGTGCTTGGAGTTCTCGGTGCGATGTTGGTCAGTCCATCGAATCCCACCCACCAAGAAACCCCATCGGCGGCATCTTCTAGCACCTGGAAAGCGATGGCACGACGAACATAGTCGTTGCCTAGTGACGCGTTTCCGGGCTGGCACACTCCAATGGTCTCACCCACCCGTTGCGCGACGTCCTGAGCTACTCTGCTAGCCTTGACCGCCGCGTCGTTGTGATACGCTAACGAGACCTCTTGCCCCCAACCGTTCGCTCCACCCACCAGGCGATAGCTAGAGCTGCCAACGAAATCACCAGAGTACGCAGGGTCGATGGTGCCCACATAGGACTGGCCGCCAATCGTGAGAGTTTGTTTTCCAGAGAGTGACACCTGATCACCGATAACGACGGTTGCCACCCATGTGCCAGTAGTTGACACATGCAGCTTCACGCTTGCGCATGAGTTGCCACCAATTGACGGATTGGAAAGTTCGGTCATAGCTTAGGCGCCGGGGCTGGTGTGTTCTGTATTGCAGCAAGATCTGCCTTGCGTTGCTCGTTGTATTTCTTCTGATCTAGGTTGCGTTGGTCACGCGCGTCCGGCGCTGCTCCTTTTGGCTTCTCGTAGGCTGCCTGTTGAATCTTCATCGCACGGTACCCGATGACCGGTATGTCAATTGTCCATTCCGTTGATTCTCCAACACGCTCTGGCTGGTGAACATCTTCGATGATCACATGAGTGATATTGATCGTTGGGTCACTAAGGAAAGGATGGTCAATGGTGATCGGGTTGATTACAAGCGCTTGCCCGTTGCCACTCCCGCCAGCTTTCGCGATGGGGTTTCGAAGTGCTTCACCTGCTGCTCCATTAAGTTTGAATACAGCCCAATCAATCCAATCTTGGTCGTCCTGAAGGTGAATCTTCAGAAGGAACTTGCAAACCTCCATGCCCCAGAAACGGTATCGAGCACCGGTGAGACCTGGACCGGATTGAATCTGAATCTTGCGGGGAGCATGCGCGCCGATGACTTCGGTGTAGCCGGGAGTTTGCTGACCAGCTAGCAGCACATAGTCTTGCGGGCTGTGCTCGGGGCTCCAATACTGGATGACAGTGTCAGCCATGGGCGCCCCCGGTCTGAGCTAGACCAATCTGCAAACGGTCGCACAACACCTCATAGATCTCACGAGCGGTGTCTGCTGGACTTCGAGCGCCGTCGACCGTGATTGTGATGTAGTTGTTCGGTGCGCTGGCTGCTGATGCTCGCGATCCGCCACCATAAGAGCCGACCGATGGTTGCGCGTTGGCTGGGATTTCAACCATCTCGCGCACGGCTGCATGCACCTGCGGCGTACCCTGGCGAATGCCGGCGGCCATACCAAGAGGCATCTGGTAGCCAATCTGGGCGCGCATTACGAGCGATGGGCTGTGAATCCCTAGGATGCTTTTCAGGAGCTTGATCGCACCGGTGCCAATGCCTTTGATTGCATTCCAAACGACACCAGCTGCGCCAGTGATACCGTCAGCGATGCCTTGCACCATCCACTTGCCGAGTCCGCTCCAATCGTAGTTGTAAAGTAGCTTTGCTCCTTTGTAGATACCGAGAAGCATCAAGCCAGCGAGAATCAACGGAGCCAGAACTATCAACGCGGTGGCCGCTATAGCGATACCTATTGATGCAAATGCTAGAGCAACCAATCCGGCAACAAAGAGAACTCCACCGAGAGCAATCTTAATACTAGTCAGGGCCAACAGCGTTCCTAGGTCACCTTTGTAATCGAAGGTTTTGGCGACCCATAGCTGAAGGTCGAGCCAATGCCCTTCGGCAACAAGCACCCAATAGATCATGTCCTGAATCATGTGCTTGACCGCAATGCCGGCGCCTTCAGAGCTGCCAAACAACGGGTTGAACATGTCCTCGAGGATACCCTTCATCAACTTGCCGCTGACCGTCGTCTCACCGAACAATGACAGCACCGTGTTGAGTGACTTTAGAAATCCTTCGATCTTGATGCCACCGAAAAGCAAGCCAACATTTTCGTGCAGCTTGGCCATCTGCTTCGAGAACCCGAGCGCTTGTCGAGTAGCCAAGTCGCCAAGGTCATGCTTGACACGAGCCGCGAATCCTGCCGATGCCTTGCCCAAGAATCCGAATTGCCAGGACATGGCGCCCATGTACTTGTTCGCCTGGTCAACGTCGCCACCGAATGCGGCCGTTGCAATCGACGTGGACTCAAGCGCTCGTTGCAGGTTCTTGCCTCGGTATCCCACTGCGTAGAGGTCCTTCGTGAACCCCATTACCTGCGTGCGCGCGAGCCCGTAGGTTGCTGCCATGAGGTTGGTAGAGGCCATCAATTGGTCAGCCTTGCCTGCTGCAATGCCCCACCAGTTTGGGATCTTGGTCATTGCCTCAAGGGTAAGACTCTGTTCGCGGTAGAGTGACGCGTTGGCTAGGGCGAACTTGGCCATCGACACGGCAGCAGCTGCGAGGGCAATTCCGAGGGCAATCAGTGCTGCAACAGCTAGGACGACCACACCAACGAGTCCAGCGCTGCCCAGTTTACTCACGAGCCCCGCAACGGAACCCGACATACTGCCGATAGGTCCCGTTGCTCCAAGTAGGCCCGTCTTCAATGACTCGAGTCCCGTTGCGAGTTCCTTCGTAGGCATCTTGTCGAACGTGCCTCCGAGTGAGATGTACTTCGATTGAGCTCCGGCTATTACAATCTTTTGGTCTGCAATCTGCTGCCTGAGTTGACGAAACTGTGCAATTGAAACGGCCGAGCCGCCCTGAAGATTCTTCAGCGCCTTCTGCATTTGCGCCAAGGCCTGCGTGTCTGCATCAAGCTTGCCCCTCAGTTGCTCGAGTTGGGAAATTGCCGATACTCCGCTTGCACCGGTTTCGTCGGCAATCTCAACTCCGAAGCTTACAGTTGCGTCACTCACGAGGGCCTACTTTACGCGCCGAGCTGGCTGTTCATGTAGCTGGCCAGGAACACGGCACCGGTAATCTGTTGCAGTTCTAGATCTGAATCGTCTGAGTCACTAGGGTGCAAGAACTCGATCAAGCACTGCCCGCAATAACGATTGTCCTTTCGAGCCCGGGCCAGGCTCCCTGTTATTTTCCCTCTACGTCACTCTGCTCCACGCCGGCAAGCTTGACCGCCGCGTTATTGGCCTTGCTCAGCAGTGCAGGGGTTTCGTCCTGCAGCTTGTTGAATTCCTCTTTTGACGGATGAATCAAACAACCTGCTATCAATTGAACCATGACCTGCTCTAGGCTCTGCTTGCCCGACGCTGCATTCGACTGGTACGAACGAAATGCTGCTTTGCTCGGCTTGCGCACTACGACCATGTCACCAGTGTGCGGCGCAAATACGGCTGCAATCTTGCGGCCTAGTTCGCCGTGCTCAGTGACAAGTTCGTCGAGTAGCAACTCGTTCTCCATCATCTTGATGGCAATCGCCTCATCACTTGCAGCCTTTTCAGCTGCGCGCTTGGCTCTTACTGCTTCGAGCTTGGATTGCAGTTCTTCTGTGGTTCCAGTTACGCTTACACAATTGACCATGGTTTATCCGCTTTGGTTGGTGGTTTAGAATCGCATCGCGTTGAACGTCGGGAGCCCATTGATGTAGGCTCTCAAATACTTGAACTCGATTTCACTCATGAGTGCATCGGGGCCCTCGTCGTGAGAGATGGTCTCGGTAACCCATGCAACATTTTCGAGTCGGATCGACTTGTCTGCAAACGTCTCTGACTCGACATACTGGATCATGTGGTCAAGTCGAGGCTCGGTAAACGAGATATTGTCCGCAGCAAATGAAGCGTAGTAGTTGCGGATCGTTTCGACTGTGTCCGAATAGACCTTGAGTTTCAGCGGCTCGTAGCTCACCTTTCCAGCTGTATAGGTGCGTGGTGCATGCGATCGACCCATGCCGTACCCATCGGAACGTTCGCGCTTCCAACCCGTCGCAATGGATGTCACGCCGAAGATCTGCTCACCATTGATCGTGTAGATCAGTGACGACCAGCTGAATGGGTTCAGGTTTACTCGTTCTAGATCAAGTGCCATGTTCTAGCTCCAAATTGGTGTAAACGTAGTGGGTTAGCCGGGGAGCAAGAAGCCCAGGCGGAGATTGATGAACGTCGGGTAGGCGAGAGGTTGAATGCCACCCTCGACGGTGAGCGTTGGGTTGTTCACGCGCAGATCGTCCGTACGCAGTACCGACACCAGAGCGGCGGTGCACTTGTGCGGGTCAACGAGAGTTGTACGAATCAGCGTGTTTGCAAGCTCTTCGATGCGATCTGCAACGCTCTTGAGGATGTGGCCAGTGTTGAGATCATAGTCCACGCCCTTTTGCAACTTCGTGTTGAAGAAACTCCACACGGTAGTTGCGAAAAAGCACCACACTCGGAGGCGTTGGAAGTTGCTGAAAGGCGATCCGTTTTGAGCGATCAACGTTGGAAGATTGACGAATGCTCCTTGCGCATCAGTCCACGACCGAAGCACCATGAAACGCAGATCGTCGAGTCCAGGAGTAAGGCTTTCATCATGGCACCTGGCAAGTGGATTTCGGTTGCCATCCGTAATGCTCACCCCTGGTAATCCACCTAGCGTCTTGTCTGCACACGAGACTTCAATCGGTAAACTCTTGACGAACGGAGCAATCGCGTAGCTAGGCGGGAGAATGTATTGCGCCGGCCATGTAGGATTTCCCGAAGCAACGAGAGCAGCACCAGCGTTCATTGCTGCCGGTACAGCTGAAGAGTACGCACCGAAATGAGTGATTGCCGTGCTTGCCTGATAAGCTGAATCCGTTTGCGCAACTCCAGCCGTGACGGTCGGCAATGACGTATTGCCCATCCACCAGCGGAATAATCCACGAGCCATCAGTCCATTGATGAATGTGTCCATCGCTCCGCAAACACCAGTACTTGGAGTCGCATCGGTAATCTCTGACGCAAGCAAAACGCCTTCCCAGGATAGTGCGGAGTTTCCCAAAGCAATGTTTGCAGTAGCCAGATCGGCAACTGCAGCAGCCGGCGCGGTCTGTGTACCAGTGAACAGGTCGCCAACGTTCAGCGTACCTGCAGCGCAATCGAGTTGAATTCCCGAGTCAAAACCGCTTACCGTATTTGCAAGCTCAATGACGAAAGTCGAGGTGTCCGGCAGCTTGGTGACAGGCGATAGAGTGCGGAAGTTGTCAACGGTCCACTGGACATAGATATGGTCGGTTCCCAGCGTACCACCTGCTGCCGAAGTTCCGTTAGCCAGGATCACCTTGACAACAATCATCCCAAATTCACAGTCAATGAGATGAAGGCTTGCTCCATCAACCGTGACAACCGAAGTCGAAGGGGTGCCAGCTGCGCGCGTTGCAGTGACTGCGCTCACTACTCCTGCAGTCGTCGCATGCGTTCGTAAGCAGATGACAGTCGATGTCGGGTTCTGCACCGCGTAGCAGGCAGCCTCCACGAGCGGTCCTTGCCCAAACATCGCTTGAATGTCAGTTGCCCTAGACAGAGCGATTGGAGTGTCATAGGCGCCAGATGTGGAGGGGCCCATGATTGCGAGCAGCTTGCCCGTACCAGGCGAGGCCGCTACGTTGGCGGTAACTTTGGTGGTGGTGATTGTCTGAACAGCCATGGATCGACCTCGAAAACTAGGGTGGGGTAAGAGCTGGAATCGTCATGTCAGGAGCCGGCAAAGTCTCCGCCGGATCGGGAATCAAGTGAGTGCTCGGGAACGCAGTACCGTACGCATCGTCGGGAATCGGTGAACGTATTCTCCCCGTGACTACGATGGCCGCGCCGTGTCGAGAGTCGGCGCCAATGTCGAGCAACCAACGCGCACTCTCAAGATGGACCTGACCCACTCGATGAGTTCCGTGCACAGCTCGATAGAGGCAGGCTCGCCAAGTGTCGTAGAGCATGCGGCAAACATTGTATTGAGCACGCTCGTTCGTTGCCTTGTCCTTGCTCGGATCGAACGCTTGCAGTTGCACGTGGAACGCCTCGTCGAGATCTACTAGGTTGCGCGCTGACTGAGTCGCGGTCACCTGGATCGGAACCTTCGTGGCACCAAGTTCTTTGCCGAGTGATCCAGACTCATCACCGGGAGTCCACACAACTCGTTGAGTTGTCATCTGCTGGCGAACCGGTGGACGCCAACCGAAATGGATAGCAAGGTCAGGAATGTGAGCGATCAAGTCGGAATTCGTTACGTCGACTAGGACCTCGAGTGCGGTTTTGGTGCCCATTAGGTCGCCCCCTTCATGGTAGCCTTGCCCCAGGGGGTCGTAGACTTGCCGCGATGCCCGCCCTTGCGTTGCATCCATTCGGGTCCGAATTCAATGATTCCAAGACGGATCGCATTGCCGAGTTTTTGGGGGAGCCCCTTGTTCGGCAGTATCTGGCGCGCAACTTCTTTGCGAGTACCAAATTGCGCGTAGACAGCCCCGCCGGTAATCGTGAGCCAGATGATCTTGCCTGAGGCTCTGACAGCCACGCGGACTTTTTGGAGTGCCTTGCCGCCGTCTCTGACGAGAGGGGCCCAAGTCTGGCCGTCTAGGGACTGACCAGAGGCCACGGCACTGTCGCATTGGGCCTGGATTATCGGAACAAGTTTCTCGGGCATCTTGGCAACGGCCTGGGATGTCGAGCGTATGTCTCGAATCCAGCCATCGACGGTTCGAATCGCAAGTGTTTTATCGACAGTCATCTGCGCCCCGATCTGATGTACTGCGCGCGCATCCAGTCGTAGGGTGTGACGTCGCTACGACTCAACACCGATGGTTTGATTCCACTAGCAGTAGGCATGTCAGCGCGAAGCGGCAGATCCCAAAGACCCTTCTCCGGATCGGCGGCTTCATTGAGCTCGGTCATTGTGAGTTCCGCGCGCTTGGCGCAGAGCTCTGGATTCTGATCTGATGGTGAGTAACCGCGCTTTGCCTTGACTTCAACATCTACCAGTTTGACAAGCCATCGTTTGATCTGATCCGGTACTGGATCTTGAAACGGTGTGGCATAACGCTTCATCAACTTGCCGTCGATGGTGCCCGAGTAGCTGCCCAGCGTCGCGTCAATCCAACCCGGATAGTCCACCTCCACTGTGTCAACGTCGATCGTTGGCAGCAGCGTCAGCAGGCGATAGGTTTTGACGATTAGATATTGCGACACTTGGTTTCTCTTAGTGATCCCGGAACCACTCGCGGATTAAGTGGCCCCGGGAATCCAATCCGCTTAGGCTGCCTTGCATTTGAAGATGTAATAGGGGTGGCCATACGCGGGCGTAGAACGACCTCGCGCTTGGCACTCCATTACATTGCGCCGACCGAGGTCAGCGTTCTTGCCGTCATACGGCCAGTATTGCGTCGTTGCGATAGGCTCGCGCTCACTCCACACTAGACCTCCCAGTTGCGACATTGCGATCTGTTCCGCAATGACGTAGAAACTAGTGGGGTCCGCCGCGAGTGACGGGAACGTTTTGTCGGTTGACGACGTTGCAATCGTGAGCTCTGGCGCCTGAAGAATCGCCTTGAACCCAAGTGCTTGTAATTGCCCCTCAACTTTCTGCTCGATCATCGCTCCGACGTGCTCGACGGGTAATCCACCGGCGATGTCCATTGACCCGGCGCCTAGACTCGACGCGGGGTACGCGATAGACTTTGCAGCAAGCAACTGGCTCAGTCGTGGGCATAGCGTGGTAGGAGCCAGAATCCCGAGCGGACGAAGATAGCGTGGCATCAAGCCATTACTCATCCTAATCGATCCGATGTACGCCGCAATGTGTTGCAGGTACTCCAGTGACGCGTCAAACGTTGACGTCAAAACGTTCAGAGCACCGGGATAGATCGTGAGGTTTGGATCGGTAGTTGGGCAGGTGCCCCCACCGCCTCCCCATGCGGATCCTTTGGTTCCCGTGAAAATGTTACTGAACGTTCCACAGTTCGCTTGAACACCGGTGACCGGGTTGTACGGATGCGACTGAGAAAAGAATACTTGCGAGTCATAGGTTTGTTGCGCCGTTGCAGCCGCTTCACCACCGAGCAAGTATTTCCCAAGTTGCAACTGAGGATAGATCACCCCTTGTTGCGTAACCTGCGTGACCCAGTCCTCGATCAGGTTTACGCCAGCGCCATCAAGATCGGTGAACTGGTTCAGTGAAATCTCGTAGCGCCCCCCGACATTTCCGGGAACGAACGAGGTTTCTACCAGGGCAAGTTCGCGCGCCGGAAGGTCCGTAGACATACCGAGCGATTCAAGGTAGGCGGTTTCAAGTACCCACGTGACAAACTGTTTTGCAGAACGTGTGGGAATAAGGCGGGTGATCGCGGGATACCAGCAATTTTCAGATTTCAAGAAGTTGGCGTATGCCGTTTCCTTGATCTTGAGAATCGACTGGTCGATCCGGTATTGGAATGATGGATTGTAAAAACCAGGCATTTGTAGCTCCTAAATCAATGTTGAAGGCGACGGTCACACCGCAGCGCTAAATACGAGGTACGCCCAGTTGGAGGTTGTTGCGTTTCCTAGATTAGTCGCCTCGACTGTCCAGTGAATAGAAGCAGCCAGCGCGGTGAACTGAGTTACCGTTGAAACCTTGAACGTTACCGTGTAAGCGCCCTGAGTTCCGTCCGATTTGAACACCACTTTGGCACCATTGGCTACACCCGACGTGGGCAAATTGATGGTTGCGTTTGCAGTCAATCCCGATGCTGCATTTACAACGTACGTTGTGCCGCTAACCAAACTTGCACCGGTTGGCGACCACGCGTTGGATGTGAATGCCGCAGATGTGATATCTATATTCTCACCTTGCGCCGTAGTGACAACGTGAATCTTCTCCACCATCACTCGACCACTACTATCTAGCTCTCGGGCGATGCCAGCGGGAATTCCCGTTGACGTCATGGTCACAGTCTGATTGTCCAGGAAGTAACACACTGATCCGATGTTAGCGAGCGCTACGGGTGATCCGGTATCGTTCAGGAATCCGAGTAGCTGTGCATCGTAACCTAGATCGACAACGCACGGGACGTCACCAGCACCACCGGGAGCAGTAGAGCTTCCGTCGTAGGCATCGGTGAATGTGCCATAGTATCCGTAGTTACTCGGACTGAGACCAGCGGTCATATTGACCAATTTACCCGTTGAGTAAACAATCGCCGCTGCCCAACCCTGCATCACTTTTTGCCCCGAGGTCAGAATCATCTGAGGAAAACGGCTCGACTTCGAGGGGTCGCGAAGTACGGGCGTTGTTGTTGCTGCTGTCATGGTGTTTGGTCCTAAAAATGAGGGTTACGGTTTCGATCACCCACCGAAGCGTCGAGTCATAAACTCGGCTTGTTCGGTTGCTGTAATGCTGCGGACGGCGTGGAAACCATCTTCGGTCTTGAAGAACTTGGGCTGATCGACTTGAGCGACCATGGACGTTGCGAACAATCGTTCTTGGTGCTCAGTGAGTGGTTCTTGCTGAGTACCGTTGACAGGCTCAGTTGCAGCTTGGATGGTTGACTTCGCACCGAGTCCAGCGATTGCAGCAGCAACCGTAGAAGGTGCAGCGACACGCGGCCAATTCTTAACTGCGTCCTCGACAGTTTTGAGGTCGGCTGACATCAAAGTCTTTCGCTGCGCATCGGAAAAGTCGGTGCGGTTTGCGAGTAGAGCGGTTCGCGTCGTAGCTTCAAGCCGCGTGATACGCGACGCCGTTTTTTCCTCGTTGTCCTTGTCGTTGTCGGAAGGACCACCTTCGTTGTCCTTGTCGGGCTCCGCATGTTCCGGCTTTGGTTCAGCTTCGGCTGCCTTAGGGGCAGAGTTGCAAACCGCGATCATCTTGCGCGCCTTCTCTTTGTTTTCGTCAGTCTCGTTTGGGTCATCTACGGCTGCTTGTAGCGCCGCCATTGTTTCAGCAAAACCTGCCACTTTGGCCTCCTTTTTTGGTGTTGATTGCGAGGCCCGTTGTGCCTCAAATGTGCCACTGCTTAGCAGTGAAATAACTTCGTCTTCAGTTGCAATCTGATCGGCTAGACCCTTATCGATTGCAAACTGTCCATGAAAGCACGCTGCCTGGTAACTACGTACTTGCTCGATTGAAAGTGGTCGGTACGCGGCAACGCACTTGAAGAATTCCTCAGCGAGCGCGTTGCATTCAGCATCGAACGCTGCGACTACTTCGTCTGTCTTCTCGATGTGCGGGTTGGTGTCCGCCTTGCGAATTCCGCTGGAAACTACCGTGTATTTGAGCCCGAGTTGCTTGTCGGCTCCGGTGCAATCGATAAGATTGTGAATGACACCGATGCTGCCGACCATTCCAGTTTGCGGAATGAAGATATAGTCTGCCGCACAGGCGAGCGCGTAGGCTGCGCTGAAAGATTTTGAGTCAACGTAGCAGTACAGTTTCTTTCCTGCTGCTGCCATGATGGCGCGAATTTCCTGGACTGTGTCGAGGCATCCATCAACAAGTCCACCTCCCGAGTCGATGGACATAAGCACGCAACGAGCTGGACTCGATGCGGCGATTCGAATGCGTTGCTTGATCGCATCGTACGAGTCGGACCACGTCTCATGATGGGCAAGAGGCCCACCCCAACCAACGTCAACTATCGCTAACCTATCGGTGCTGCGCGGTCTAGGTGGGCGAGGGATGTCGAACTGTGCGCCGACTAGGTTGATTGGAGCAGCGAGGTAACCAGGTACGAGCCACTGACGAGTTTCGTACAGAGTAGCTCTCGACGCTTCATGTTCCGGTTCAGGTTCGCGAGTTTCTTTCGAGGGATCCGATTCTTCATCTTCATCGTCACCATCGTCAATATCATCTTCGTCATCACCATCCGGATCTTCATCCACGCGAGTCAGAGGAGGAGCTTCGACATTTTCAGTCTTGAGCCAATCTGCATACGAGGCAGATGCTTTGACCTGATCGAATTGCTCGGCGCTCATGCTGCCTTGCCTTCAACGACGCGCTCGCGATATGCGTCAATCACGCGAGGGTTGATGTACTTTTCTTTGCAGATTGCTGGAGTGTTGCCGAGGAATTTGGAAGTTTCTTCAATCGCTTTCTTGATGTTCGCATCTGCTTCTTTCGCAGAAATCTTCGGGGGTGGCGCACTTTTCGAAAGCACGTCGAAGCACATTGAGCTCGCGTGAAACGTGCGAAAGTCTTTTGCTGTGATCTTGTCCGGCGATGCCTTCTCTAGATACCCGTTCACATCTGCCGCAGTCGAACCGAAGATCTTGTCACCGGGTTTCTTGCCTTCGGTGCGCTTCACGATCTCGGCAGCCAAGTCGCCTTCAACTCTACGGTTCCATTCCTTATGCGACTTTCCGGGAAACTTCAGGTTGATCGAACCATCTGAATTCTTTATGACATGCTCGGCGCGCAGAGTGGTAGCGCCTACGCTCCCCGTATCCTTCTCTGCATCGCTGCCTCCGACTCGTATTGTAGTCGTATCGATCAAACGAACGACCACCGCGCTATCAGCAGTCTTTGGATCATTCGATTTCGAATCACTTTCGATAGTCTTTCGAAGAGCTCCGATGTTCTTCGCCATCTTGGCAGCTTTCCCAAATTTGTAATCGGCTTGCTTCTGCATGTGCTCATCGGTGTATTGATACGTTTTGACTTCTTTACCGTTGCGGTTCTTGCGGAAAATGACTGCTTTTAGGCCAGTTTCACCGCTGAACTCATGAACCTTGTTGATCGTGTCGAGTGGAAATCCACCATAACCCTGCTTGCCGTTCTTGTCCTTTGGCTGGCGTGACGCGAGATCGGCGCGCGAAAGCTCCTTGCCTTCACCATGGATCTCCGACTTTACGGTCTTCGACTTGTCACTTTCGGAACTGCCACCTCCGCCACCAGAACCGAACTTGCCGTCGTCCTTGCGCGGGTGCTTCGATTCCTCAAATTCCTTTTCAGCACGGAACGTCATGCTGCAACTTCCTTCGGTGCATCGGTTGACTTGCCAACGTCCCCAAGTTTCTTCTCACCCTCTTCGCCACCAATCGGTTCAAGACCTTGAGAGCGACGGACTTCGTCAATCGTTATCGCCTTCGCAATGTCGGTCGGCGCCAGCGTGAGTTTGGGTGCGGTAGAGGCTCGCGCGATTGGCCTCAGTTCTAGGCCGCTTTCACGTTCAAGCATCTTGCTCATGCTCTCTGGCTTTACCTGCAGGCCAACTTGGCTTGCGAGTTCAAGAATTACCTTGATCTGCTGGATGTCGATTCGTTCGGCAACGTCAACACGACTCGATGTCACTGGTATCGAGTACTGCGCAATGATCTCGTCCATGTCGATCTCGCGCCCGTACTTCGCAAGCATCGGCTCCAGTTTCTCAACTGCACCGGCGCATTGAATCCACGACTGTGCGGCGTTGGTTAGATCCTGCGGCGAACGTGTGTCGAACTCAATGCACGGTGAACCCTCGATGTTTTCGACACCGTATTGCGAAATCGTCCACTGCGGCAGTATCTGAGTGTTCTCGCACATTGCCCACGAGTCGGCGGGCTCTTGAATGAACTCTTTGCGAATGGTTTGGAACAAGTTGTTGTTCAGAAAACCAGTTCCACCAGTCGTTGTGACCTCTTGACCAGCTGCGCAAATCGTGAGTTCTCGGTCCCAACGTGTGATCGACTTGTCGAAAATGTCGGCGCCTTCGGAACCAACTTCTAGAACCTTTGCGTCAAATCCAGGGGCTGGCGCGCTTGCCAGAAAGTTGGAACCCCAGTTGGCAAACGCCATGAACCAGGACTCGCGGTCACCTTGCGACGCGCCAACGGGTGCAGTCGTTACGATGCCCGGGTTCGCCATTCCGCGTTCGAGATTTCCCGAGCACAGTGCAGCATTTTCCTTGAGAATGAAGGCACGTGAGGCGGCGTACCAAATGCCGCGTTCCCACGGTGCTGCGTCAACGCCAGCGGGCTCCCACAGAACCCAATTGCCATCGCCCTTGATGATCGGCAGCAGTCCACCGGATGCTGAGCGATAGAACCAATTGCCCATGTTGGACGACCAGCGATAGACGAGGCCCTCGGGTGGCAACCGGCGGAGTACTGGGTACGACCGCCCAGGAACCTTGAGCAGCTCACCAACCGCGACGCCCATACCAATGCCGTCCTGGATCATCAGCTTGGCCTGGTCGGGCGGAATCATCGCATCGTGAACGCTCTGGACGGACTCGTGGCCCTCCTGCAGTTGCGCGACGTACTCAGCTTTACCCCTGAATTTACGTGGAAGCGTGACTATTCCGGCGCATCGAAGATTGAAAACTCCGCTGAAAACACCGTCACTCAGTACTGACTTCCAAAGTAATGCGGCACGGAATAGGTCACCGACCGCGGCATCCTGCATCGCCAGCTTGCGATCTTGGAGGAGCCAGTCGGTGATAAATTCGGGGCGGAGCGACAGGTGCCCACCCATCGCCTTGCGCCCTCGTTCGATGATCGGATCATCAATTCTAGGCCAATTTGCCCCAGGTTTCCCGACGTAACCCGACCGCGCCAGCAACACGTCGATTACTCGAGATGCTGTCGCGGCTAGTGCGGTTCCTGCGCTCACGAGTCAAGTGATGGCTGATTTGACTGGCTAGGCGCAATGATTTATCGCAAGCTATCAAAAGTGTCTTTAGTGCACATTCACGGGAGATATTGAGAACATGACCAGAATGCTTGCGAACCATTTGCTGATTCGGATTGCAAACTCCGCGCCCTGTGGTCTCATTGCCGTGCGCACGTACTTACAAGGTGGTCTTCGACGTGCAAGCGTGATCGAACGCATTGAGTTAGCGTTGCGAGCGAATGACCTCGCGAGTTACATCACTGCCCAAGGCGCTTACCCAAACGCGCCACTCATTGCCGATGCTTCCGGTGATCCAGGTACCCCGGGATGGCGAGCGTGATATTCTTGTTGCAGTTGACGGCCTGCACGCCGTTGATGGTTTCTTGATGGTTTCCGGGCAGCTGCGGAGCTCGGCATACGTTGCAGTTGACGGCCTGCACGCCGTTGATGGTTTCTACTCAGGCCGTCGTCTGTCATCCGTTGCGCGTTGTTGCAGTTGACGGCCTGCACGCCGTTGATGGTTTCTTCTTCGATGTGGCGAGTGATGCCCTGCCATTGCTTGTTGCAGTTGACGGCCTGCACGCCGTTGATGGTTTCATGTCTCGCGGATCTCTAATGGTATCGTGTCTTTGGATGCCACATTGCGAGCGGCGTTGATTCTTCGGTGAATCACTGCCCCGCAACTACCACATTTACAGATCGGGTCCTCTCGATAACCAAACGATTCATCGGACTTTTCACCGCATCGCGAGCAAGTAACGGAATTTCCGTAGCACTCCACCTCTCGCACGCGAGAGCCAAATCGTTGTTTGAGCAGCGCCGGACCAAGTCTCATTACTGATATTTGATTACTGGCCTTTCCGTCCCATTCATGTGGTAGGTGGCCCACATCACTGCTCTCATGCTCTACCTTGATCATCTCTACTGCAGCTAGTGGCTTGACAAGCTCATTGTACAATTGATGCATGACGCGTCGTTTCATTTTCTGATGCAGTCTACTGACGGTAGTTCGATCGGCGGATGGACGCTGAATTGATTCTAGAGACTGCATTTGTGCGATCTTTCGAGACAGATCATGATTGCGAGGATTCTCTATGATTCGATCATGCTCCCCATCTGATGTCGCGGCAATAACGTCTAGACCCATACTCACTCCGATTACGCTTCCCGGAATTGCTTCTGGAAGCGCACGGATCGGTACTACCTGTTTGATCGCCGCATACCATCCATCAGCCTGCTGAGATATCGCAACTCCCTGCATGATACGTCCCGTTGGTATGCGCCCTGGTAACTTTCCTAAAAACTTCATACCTTCAAACGATATCTGGCAGTCGTATGATCGGTGTTGTCCGGGCTTGTCGTATTTGGGGGTAAAGTTACCGACCTTCAAATTCTCACCACTACGAACCAACAAAGGCATATCGTCTCCAAGACGGCGAAACCTCTTTCTTCTCTGATTTTTTGCTCGACCTTTTCCACCTGCAGCTTTTCCGCTAGCAAAAAAAGTATGAACGAGCGCTTGAACGAGATGCGCGCTTGGCACCACTTCAATAGGTTCTTCTAGATTTCCAAGAATCACTTCGCGAAAAAACTGATAGTCCTGCTTTAGTGGTCGCTCTTCGCTTGAGTAGAGCGCGATCATTTCCGTGAGCTTTGGTCTCCAACTGCACTCCGGAAGCTTGTTGGTTGCATCGTGTACGCATCTAGACCATTCACGGACCGCATCGCGATGTGCCTCCGCTGATGCTTTCGATTCAGATGCTGTCATTGATTCGTAATCGGGACGCGTCGGTTTCGGTGATACTAGTCCGTAATGCACCGCATACGCTTCTCGAGCGTCGATGACCTCCTGAGTCTGTTTGCATAGCCAGTTCCAGCATGTGCGCAATGCGTTTTGCAATGCGAACAAACGCGCTTCCTGCTCTCGCGTTGGATAGATTCTTATCACTTCACCGCGTATCTCGTGTCGTTCTGGAATTTCAAAATTAGCTTTCATTCTCAGCACCCACACTTCATTCCGACCGTTGCCGATTCAACTCGTTCGCACCCCAGCCCCCGCATGCACCCGCGCAGCACGCCGTCTGCCTGATACCAGTGTGACGACGCCTTGACTTGGCACGCCATTGGACAGCAGTACTGGCGAACGTTGGACTGGAAGCATGAGGCGTTACAATGGCGACACGCAAGAAGCCAGGCGACGAATAGAAAAACTGCTACTAACATTTTCACAGTTCGACCGTTGTCGTCGTGAAGTGACCGCGTCATTGTGTCACCCACTTCCCACCGATGGTTGAACAACTCGAGTGCAGCGCTACGAGGTTCGAATATGCCGCATCGAGATAGTAGTCAGTCTCCACAGCATCGGTGTGCATGTGACCCATGTCAATGCGAATCGAGTACGCGCACGAACTGGCAGCAGTGAGCCCTGCGCACAAATTGGTTAGGCTAGCTTGGTACTCCGATGTCTGGTAGATGCAAACGCTCTGTGCCGTCGCATATGCGAAGTTTTCGCACGATATGAGTCCCTGTGCCGAGTCGTAGTAGCCGTAGGAAACGAACGCTGTTGTGACTCGATGCCCACCAGTGCCGCATGGAATCTCTGGACCGGCGTCGATAATCTCGTCAACGGATTGCGCCGATTCAATTCCCTCTGCTGGAACTCCGGAGCACCCGGCAGCCATGAGCGCCGCCAGTGCAATCGCGCGCTTGATGGTCGATTCGATTTGCGAGGCAAGGCGTTCGCACTCGAGTCGTGCGCCGCGTGCCTTGCGTGACAGTTCGGTCTGGTCGGGTTCGGGTTGGATGTAGGAAATGTTCATGATTTGGTCTCGTCGAACTCAACAGGGCGCAGCAGAATGTCCATCGACTCGGTAATCTCGCTATCAAGACGCGCCTCGGTATACATGTGGATTGCGTCACTGAGAGCCATGACTGAGTCGCTCTTCGTGGGTCCGATGATCGCGAGTAGCTCCTTGGCGCGCATGACAAGCAGGTCGGCGGCGAGAATCACGAGGCTCTTGGCGGGTCGCACTGTGGTGGTCATGACTTCGGGTCCATTTTTGTTTGTGCGACCAGATCGTTTGCACAATCCGGACAAATACCAACGTTGATCGCTAGATTACCCGAAATGTCTCTCTTAACCTCGGAGTCGAGGTTACAGCCGCAAGATTTGTCTGGTCTCCGTTTGCTGGCCCAAGATGGAAATGGTTTGAGCTCGGGGTATTTGGTCATCAGAATCGAGAGGTATGTCGGGCTCACGCCGATGGCTTCGGCAGCGTCTGACTGATAGTGGTGCTCTGCGACGCGCGCGAGAACGTAGGACACTGCGACGCGGTGTAGTCTGTGATCAGATGGGCAGTCGAGACAAGCACCGAGCGCGACTGCTACTGGGTTTTTGCTGACGGTCATTCGCGCACCAGCTCCAATTTGAGTGAGGCCTGAGTGAGTTCAGCGTCCGTTGCTCCGATCATCTCAGAGTGGCTGCACAGTGCGACTCGTACCGACGCAATGCTGAGCTCGGGGTGTCGTGCCCAGAACATCGCGGCGAATCCGCGCAGCACTACGACCACGATTGGGTCGCACAGGTTGGGCACCTGCACTGCCTGCACCGCGATTGATTCGCCTCGGTAGCTCAAGCAGACCACCAGCGCATCCTCGCCGGTCATGGCGCGTCGCATTCCGTGCGCGCGCAGTTGTTTGTCGATGGGTATGTGGCTCATAAATCAAACCTCTGACATTTCAGATCTAAATCTGCGTGCCTGATAATTCGCCGCAGTGGATACCGCATTTGGAGTCGTTCTTTGGTGGTGGCCGCTAGAGCGCGAGTGGCCACTGCCGCCATAATTGGCGTGGGTGTGAAAGTGTGACCACGATCAGCGAGCCAACGCGCATCTGACATCGTGATGCGTTGGAAATCCTCGATTGATGTATAGTCGTCTCTCATATCGAGATAGAATACTACTCGCTCTAGTGTGGGAGTGATTCCCACGACTGTGATTGTTTCTCCAGAGTTGTAGAATTTGGCTGTCAATTCCGACATTTTCTCAGTCCTCTCACGCGCCCAAGCCCCGGCCTCTCTCGAGGTGCGGGGCTAGACTAGACTGAATGGGTATCTACTCAGCAAAATACGCGACTAGATCCAGATCGAGGATCGCAAACTGTCGCCCGTCGTCGTCCCTCAGTCCTGGTTGGCACCCGCCGACCCCGAGCTCTATCAGGATGCCTTCGTGCGCGACCCCATCGGGCGTCGTGTACCCGATGCGACGCCCATAATCACCCATCGCCTCGATACGAGCGCAGTAGCCCGCGATACCGGCAGACAGCTCGTCACTGATGTCGCTGTCTGCGTCGATTACCTGATTGCCTGTGTTGATGATTTGGGTCATTTTCTCAGTCCTCTCTCGATCCCGGGTCACCACGCAGTAGTTGGGGTACTGACGTGTAATCAGCGCGTGCCTATCGTCCGCGGGTACAGAGACGTCGGCGAATTCGAACGTCTCAAAATCATCTCCTGCGGCTCCGCTCTCGCAGAGGTACGACTCTGTGCCCCACTTGTCCGCGTAGCTCTGTGCCTGGACTCGAGCCGCTGCGATGTCGCTACCTGCGTCGATTGCTTGGTTGCCTGTAGTGTCCGTGATTCTGTATTTGGTCATTTTTTTGGTCTCCCTCACTGACACCCCAAAAGCCCCGGCCTCGTGAGAGGTGCGGGGCGGGGACGATTGCGGGGGACGATTATCCCGCGTACACTCTGCGACCGTTGACGCGGACGTGGCCCTCGAACTGGTCACAGTCTAGGCTCTCAATGATGGCCTCCACATATTCGGTCGTACTGAGTCCGATATCATCGCAGTACAGAGCATCGCCCGTGTCCGAGTCGATGAGCATTTTGCCCGCTGCGCGCTTGCATTTAGCAACCATTTCGGTGTCACCATTGGCCGCGGCTTCGGATTTTAGAGTTTGGATTCTGCTGATTGGATTGGTCATTGTGTTTCTCCTCACTGACAAAACTAGTATGGTACCGATTATCGCGCGCGGCAACTAATTAGTTAGTGCGCGCGAAGATAGTTCACGGGGCCGGTTCGTAATCTATGGGCCAGGTAGTCAGTTGTTTACATCCCTCGCCGCATTCGCTCGACCATCGCCTCATTCTGTCGCGTTAGCTCGTGCACAGTCATCGGACGTTGTTGCTGGCGCGCCTGTGCCGTCCTGCGTTCAGCTTGACCTTGCGACGTGCGCTCGTAGTCCAATTCATAATTCGCCAGCACGTAACTCACGACGTCGACCGAGTTTGGGGACGCACCGTTCAATCGAGTGCGCATGAGAGATTTTGCAATGTAGACTCGAGTTGATTTGTCATCCTCGACCTTCTGCGAAGACTTGAGCAATCGCAGCTGTGCGTCGAGTTTTGCATTCGGTGCATAACCAACTGCGCGAATAGTGAGCATGACCATGTTGTCGATCATCCAGTCGCGGAACATCTTGAAACCTGGCTTAGGCGAGTTCTGCCCAGGCATTATACGCCATGCGCGCAACGGCTTGTCAGATCCGAGTGTTCGAATCAGTCGCATGAGTTCCGTTTCAAACTCGACACCGATGCGCGAGCTTGCGTCAAACCGAATCGGTATCGGATAGTCTTCGGGGCGAGCCCACGTATCGACGAGCGCTTTGACTTCGACGAACACCGAGTCCTGGATGCTGCAATTCTTCTCGTACAACGACACAATCTTCGCACCGCGGCGCGCGCAGAATCCGTAGGGATCTGAGCCTGCGCGCTCACCACCGGGGTCAACCGCAATCGTGAGGGGCCCTTCGTCTCCCATTGAAGGCCAACGAACGTGCGCTTGCTCGATATCCACTTCATTCAACGCGAGCTCCGCGTCCCAATCCGGGAAATCTCCACTGACGCGCACTTGGTAAACGGGAGACTTTTTTCCGCGAATCGGGTCGAGTTGCGCAGCCATCTCAATTTCCTCAGGACTCATGAGTCCTTCGAATTGCTTGGAATACTTACTCGCCTCCTCGCAACTCAAGTGCACCTTTTTCCAATATTTTGAAATCTCTCCGTAGAACGTCTCGTAGAACGGTGTGTCGCGTAAAAATGGATTGCCACTCATTACAAACTTAGCAGTAACGGCTGACGCATTGAACTCGAGTGCGTAGAAGGACTCGTGGTCGAGTTCGCTTGCTTCGTCCGCGATAATCATGAATCCGTCACCGCCCGAGAATCCTAGGAGTCCTGCGGAGTCCGCGGCAACACGGCCATAGATGCATCGACCATCAGCCGCACGAAGCCCCCCAGACTCACCGTGGCAACTGTTGTGCATCTTGCCATCGAGCACCTGCGAGTGAGGGCATGGCCGTTGAGTGACTGCCTCCCTGCGACAGTTCAGACAGATCCCGGACTCGGACCATAGTTTCCTGATTTCTTTCCAGAGCTGCCCACCCAGCTGCTCTATCGTTGCGTTTCCGATCTGCACTTCGGCATGGGTGCGTGTCGCGAAATACCAGAGAGCAGCGATTGCGAGACTCGTGGTCTTTCCGCACTTGTTTCCCGATCTGCACGTCGTTCGCCGGTTGTCGCGGATCGCCTCGAGGAATTCGATCTGACCTGGCCAGAGGTCGATCCCCAGCACGCACCGAGCGAACCCGACCGGGTCGTTTCGAAATTGGGTGATAGGAAATACCAGCAGGCGAGTCAACCGCAGTCGGTTCGCCGCGTCGCGCATCAGCACATTGCCGCCGGATATCAGTGCCGCAACCATCTCTCGCTCCTCGGGCATGGCGCGCAGGGCGTCGCACAGGCTCACTGTCACCTCCTGCCAGGGAGCGCACTCGAGTAGCTCGACGCTCGTGACCCGCTGGGTGAGCTTGCGCAACTTTTCTCGGATCGTGTCATGCACGGTGCGTAGCCGAAGGGAGTCAGCCGACCTTGTCTCGAGTGTGGCCAGGTTGGCGCGAGTGTCGCACTCGACCTGCAGGGCGCGCAATTTGGCCACGCACTCAGCTAGCTCCACAGCAGGCCCTACAGTGGCCGGGCTCGGGATTGCCCCGGCTGCCACTGTGGAGGCTCCTGCTAGCGCGCTGACGAGCTCCCGGTACTCAGGTGAGCTCAGGAGTGCGTCGGAGTCGGTAGAGCGCTCCAGCGCGTCACCAGCGGTCCCCAACCACAGCCGCATGGCCGTCTTGGCGGATTCAATCCAGCCGGTCAGATCCTCGCGGGTGGCCAGCTGAGCGTCGAGCGAGTGCGAGATTGACGGGACAGGAGGGGTCCACGTGAGGTCAGCATCGGGATTCGCTGCGGAAATTTTGGCGGCCATCTCCTCGCTGATCACCCGATCTCCCACGAGTAGCCGGTGCATTTGGCTTTTGTCGCACCCGTACTTCTGCGACAGTTTTAGCTCGCTCTGGAATTTACTCTCACGCTGTATAAATTCCAGGTGCGGCGTAAACTCTGGACGCTGCCTAGGGTTGACAGCACCTTTTATTCCGCTTCCAGCCACCGTTTTCGAAATGCTTTCACACAATTCTTTCGCGATTGCCTTGTTTTTGGCTCGAATATTCATAAGTGGCTCCAGAACCCCATGCATTACACTGCTGGCCGAAAAATTCCGTTACAGCTTTTATTTATCGCGGAAC